CGTGACAGACTCAATCTCACAGAGCGGACCAATGCCCTGTTCGAGATGGTCAGGACGTGGAAGCCTGTCACTGTGGGGTACGAAAAGTACGGACTACAATCTGATATTGAGCACATCGAGTACGTGCAAGAGGAGGTCAATTACAGATTCAAGATTATCCCTCTCGGCGGTTCGATGGGGAAAAATGACCGTATTCGTCGGCTGGTTCCGAAGTTCGAGTATCACAAGTTTTACCTGCCGAATAAATTACTTTTCAGGACTGTCAAGGGGATTCAGGAGGATTTTGTTAATCTGCTGTTAACCCAAGAGTACGAGACGTTTCCGGTCTGTGCTCATGATGACATGATGGATTGTATTAGTAGGGTTCTCGACGAGGATTTGGATTCTAAGTTCCCGCGGAAAGCCAGAAAAAATAATTATAACCAGTTTGAAGCAGCATCCAATGGGAGGGCGTATTAATGAGCGTAGATAATGGAGAGAGCACAGAAAAGGCGAAGGCGGAGTTATTCGAGGCGAACCCGGACGATTTCGTTAATGTTAAAGATTTGATTTTAGCGGTTAAGCGTGGCGATGGGAAGATTGAAACGTTAGTTGCTCCTGTAAATAGGGTAGAGTTAGAAATTGCGTTAATGCGTATTACTCACCAATGTTACGGCGTGTTTAATGCTATGAGTCACGCGGAACAACAATCGAAAAAATCGGTTATTCAGAAGCCAGGCGGCGAGATAATGGACTTTGTTAGAGGCGGAAAGAAATGAGTGAATTTATAAAATACGGCAAGTTTGATACGATAGAACACGCCAGGAATGGGACGGATTCGGAAGAAATAGCGCAGGCTAGGGTAAATTTGTATAACGTACATCAAAAAGCTAAAAGAGAGATAAATGGACAAAGCGAAAACAACTCGGGGCGCGCCAGAAAAACAAGAAAGTAACCCGTTAAGCAGCACGGATAAACAGGCAGAACGGATAGAGCCGCAGATAGAGACAGATAAATTCTCTATTGAGGAGCAAAAAGAGATTGTTCGGATGGTTATCCAAGACGCTGAGTCTGATATCGAGGGCATGAAAGAATGGGTTGAAAAGAAGCGGAAATCATTGCAAATGTATAACGGTGAGAAACCGTCTATTATCGAGAAATTAACGAAGAAAGAGTGGATGTCTGACCGGAATTTGAGGGTAACGACAAGTGTATGTGACGCGTTCCAGGCGACCCTGCTGGCAACATGTTTTAATCCGGATACAATTCATGTCAAGGCGACCGAGGTCAACGATGTTAATCATAAAGATGACATTGAGACGTTTACTAAGTGGGGAGTGGGGCCAAGCGAGTCGGATATATTTTGTGACGTGTCTGATTTCATCCATAACCGCATTACTCAAGGTTTTTCAGTCATGAAGATTTACTGGAAAGTCTGGTATGAGTGGGTTGATAGACGGATTCCGAAGTATGAGCGGGGGTTTGCCGGGTTAGGTAAGCCAAAGTTTAAGGGATATGAGGTAAAAACTGAGCGTGTGCGGTTTGAGAAAGGCGTCATTGAGAATATTCCGGATTTAGAGGATATCGTAATCCCGTCCTTTGGTAAAGATATCCAGGCTTTAGACCATTTTATTCATGTGGTGCATCTTACGGGCGAAAAGATTCTTGATTACTCGAAACGGAAAATTTTCACTGATGTTGACGATAAGTTTATAGACCAGCTGAGGGGTGCGTGTTACGACTCAAGGATTAAAGTTTTAGGGAAAGAGAAAGCGGAGGCGTTAGGTATTATGTTTCCGTCGGATATAACGTCTGCCGAATTGAGGCAGTTTCCTATAGACGTTTATGAGTGGTATGGGACGTACAAGAAGAACGGCAGGGAAGAGAAGTTCCGGTTCACGATTGAGCCTACGATGATGAAATTCTTAGCTGGCAAACCGTTACGTAAGGTTCCCGGATGCCGGAACGGTAAGATTCCGTTTGTTGGCGGCGCATTACGTCGTGTTCCTGGTCAAGTGCGCGGCGAGGATGTCCCTTCGCTAATAGCAGACCCGTCAAACGCGCTTAACAACACGATGAATCAAAAGAGTGATTTCCAGTATGTGGAGAACTGTCCGTTTGGGTTCCATAAACCGGATGAGAACTACGATAGACAAGTGTTCAAGTTGGAGCCTGGCGTATCTTACCCTAGCGATGACCCTAAAAGCATTAATTTCCCGAATTTAAGTCGGTCGATGGCGTGGGCTGATTCTGATTATGACCTGTTCTTTCAAATAATAGAGAGGTTGACAGGTGCTGCATCGTATTTTCAGTCAAGAGAAACGCAGAGCAAGACGTTAGGTCAGGACATGTTGATCGAGAAGAATTCAGAGACACGGTTCGGATTATGGGTTAAGTTTTTGATAGCGGATATTGCTGAAGCTATGACGATATGGCTCAATATGTACCAAGACAATGCTCCGTCAACGTTAGGTGAGCGTGTATTAGGTGAGGAAGGTGATAAATTGTTTCCCAACATGTCGGTTGAGACGTTACGCGGCGGGTACGACGTTTATTTATCTCCGGATATCGTGGCAGGGTCAAAGGTTTTTGAGAAGCAGCTATCAATGTTTGCTCTTGAAATGATGCCGAATAATGTTTGGTTTAATCCGCAGATAAACCCGCGCGGGAATTGGCAGTTGACTGTAGATTCGATGAAGAAAATGGGGTATATGGATATTGAGAGCTATATGCCTCCTAAGCCACAAGGTGAGTTAGGAACATCGCAAGAAGTTGACAAGATATGGGCGCAGTTTATGCAAGGAGAAGTGCCTGATATCAACGAGCAAGCCAACCTTATAGAGATTATCGCCGGGTTAGCGAAGAAGGCGTCTGAGGATTATTATAAACTGGATGAAGAGTATAAGCCCAATTTCGATAATTATATGTTCAGATTATCTGTAGCGATGCGTCAACAGATGAAAAAGATGCAAGAAGAAATGATGGCGGAACAAATGGCAACGAAGACTATAACGGAGGCTGAGGGGGGTATGGATACGCCCACGCCTATAGCCTCTCAACCATCTATACAGGCTCCGGGTGGGCAACCGCCTGGCGTTCCTGGTATGCAGTGAAATGTTAAGAAAGGAGGATAATGATTATGCCAGCAAAAAGTACAGAACCGATTAGGTTCGTAAAGACAGACCTGGAAAACGGCCAGTTATCCAGAGATCAATTTGTGGCCAAACGGCGTAAAGCCAAGGAGTTTGAAGCTAGGCTGAAAGCGTCTGCTGCTAAAATCAAAGAAGAGATGGCCGAAGAGTCTAGCTCGAAAATTAAACCAGAGGCTCCAAAAGCTCCAGAGGCTCCGAAGGCTTCACTATCTAGTAAAAAATAAATTAACCAACACATGGCCGCTTGACAGCCTTATTGTCATGGAGGGATACAATGGTGCAACCCACGTTAGAGAAAATCGCCGAGATAGCTGAAGCCAGGAAAAAAGAACTTGATGCTTCAGTTGTATCTGAAGGCGAAAAGTCTAAAGAAAAGAAGGAACCGGAACCAATGGCCGCCGGCGAGGAGGATGAAAAGGGCGAAGGAAGCAAACCTACTTTAGAAGATGCGGAAAAACAAGCTGCTGAAGATGAGCGAATTCTTGCAGGGACTGAAGAGGAGTTATCTGAAGAAGATAAATCCCGTAAAGCTGAAATTCTTAAGCTTAAAGAAGAGAAAGAGCGAAAGGAAGAAGCCGCCCTGTCTGTAGATGACAAGATTAAACGCACGAAAGAAGAAACACAACGGCGTATTGATGAAGTCATAAGCGATCTTAAAGCTGAAAGGTCGGAACGCGAACGCGATAAAAATCGTATCTCTGAGCTTCAGAGTGAGTTGGCAGAACTTAAAGCCCCGGCGATTAAAGAGGATAAGCAGTCTAAGACAAAGCAGTTGTTTAATGACCGCATTGCATCATACCTTGAAGAAGATAAAAGTAAGCCCTATGAGGATAGGCGTGAGATGTCAAAAGCTGATTTAGAGGAATGGTTGTCCGATGATTATGTCGCTGCCAGTGAATGGATCTCTGACAGAAGTGTAAGGCGCGCTGAAGAGCGTCGCGAGATACGCGAATCTGTCGAGAGCGTTCCAAAAGCGTTAGCGAAAGAGTTTGTCGATAGCCAACAGAGCTCATTAAAGAAGCTGGTGACAAAATATCCTTCGTTGATACCTACTCCGGTACAAATTGCTGCGGTGAAAGGCAAGTCGCGTGAAGAAGCTGAAGCAATTTTGTCTGAAGGTAATCCTGACTATGCGATGATGGTAGAGATAGTTAGGTCTGACCCTAAGACATATGTTGAATTAGCTAATGCGCCTGAGCTGGTTATGGCAGAAATGGATAAGCGTAAATCCTTAGGTAACGGCAAAAAGGTTATTTCTCTCACAGAGGAAGAGCTACAAGCGCGGATTCAAACAGCCGCGCAGATCGAGGCTCAGCGGTTATCCGGAATAGACGAGGGCATCACATCTTCAGGAGGTAAGAAAAAAGTGGACGTAAAAAATAAAACAGAATTCAGAATGAGACAGGAAGCTGTTGCCAAGCGGGCGGGTATCTCTACAGAACAGTTGGAAAAGAGACTGAAAGAAAGAGACGCCATGGGTGTCAAGTTAACGGTATCCTCCGAAGAATACAAAGAGGAATAATGGTAAAAGAGAACGAGCAAACATATTATGTTTGTGGGCAGTGCAAAGACAAACAGTGGCACCTAAAGTCTGAGGCTCCTCCGATACCGTGTCCCGATTGTGGATGGTGGCATAAAGACATGAAGAAAGATTCTGTTCCTTCTGAATTCAAAATTGACTTAAATAATTATTAACATTGGAGGAATATTATGTCTTTAAAACCATACACGACAGGCTTTAGGCTTGACGGTCAGGCAAAAGATCCTATCTCCATGCCCTTGGCAATAGTAAGCGTTGCTAAAGGTGACATAATGAAGGATGACGGCGCAGGGTATCTTACAAACGCTAGCATTACCACGTTCACGGCAGAGACCGCTTGGTACGTGGCTATGGAGCCTGTAGATAATTCAGGCGGCGCTTTAGGCGACTTAAGCATTCTTTGTCTTTTAGCAAACGACATGACCAACCGTTGGGTTGTTCCTGTTGAGGACCAGAATGTTTTGTTGCAGACGGATGTTGGAACAATCGTTGATTTGCAGTCAGAAGACGGAATTGACGCAGATACAGCGGTAACGGACACAGGGATCGGTTTCCTTATTGAGGAAATTGATATATCTACCGATTCTATCGCAGCGAATACCTACGGGTACGCAAAAGGTAGGTTTTTAGTACTTGGTGAAACCACATAAACATTAAATAAATAGGGAGGCTTAATCATGGCTCTTACAAGAAATGCAGTTGCTCAGCTTTACACGCCTATTTACGATGTGTTTATGCTGGCGCAGTTCAAAGAGGAAACACAGAGGCATAGCGTTATCTATAAGGAGATAACAGATAGTTCAAAAGAATACAAGGTTGATGATTTGTCAGGTCTTGGTATCTGGGAATCAGCGTCAGAGTATTCTACCGGTAACTATGAAGACCCGGTGCTCGGTTATCCTAAGACGTATACACAAGGTAAGTTCATCAAGAAGTTTCAGGCTTCGTTTGAAGCCGTGGATCAGGATGAATACGCTTTGTTGAAGAAGGAAGGCGAAGCCACGGCAATGGGGCGCGGAGGACGTGCACGCGTTGAAACTGATACTGCTCAGACTCTTTACAAAGGGTTTTCAACCGCATGTCCTGATGGTCAATTTCTATGGGATACAGACCACCCGAAAAACAGGGAAGAGACAGGAATAAATTATAGCAACCTTCTTACTGGCGGGTTTTCGCATGATAATTTAGAACTTGCGGAGACACAGATTGCGGAAAATTTCTTTGACATGAAGGGGTTGCTCATTGAGCCTACAGAAGATCCTGTCCTACTTTACCCTTCGGCGATCAAGGGTATCGTTTTTCGTACTCTTAACGAACGGGCTGAAGAAAGGCCTGGCACTGCTGAGCGAGATACCAATAGGTTCGCTGGCAGGTATAAACCTGTAGAATGGCGTTATCTTGGTTCCTGGAACGGAGGCTCTAATACCGCATGGTACATAATTTATCCTGAGTTAGGATATTTTAAGATAATCTGGAACCAGAAACCTCATTTCACGTCTTGGATCGATGAGGAAAACGATTCTTATAAGTTTAAAGGTCGGATGCTTTATTCTCAGGGATGTGATAACAGGTTAGCAGGATTCGCTTCGACTGGATTATAAACCAATAGAGAAAATGGAGGGTTTTCATGAAAAGATACAAATTGCTCCTTATTGCTCTGTTGGCAGTTTTATTTATCAGTAATAAGTGTTTCGCGGCTGATGGCGACAAGTTCTCTGTAACTGGCTTTCGAGTAGACTCCAATAGTTTGGTGTATATGAAGATGCTTGTAGAGAACGCCAGCACGAGTGACACATTAACTGCCGTTGAGTCGGGCAAAACGATTGTTACTCATCATAATGATGGGTACGTTGAGATTACGCTACCTGGTGCGAGCGCTGGACTAAACTTCCGAATTACTGCAGGACGCGGAAATTTTGCTGGCGGCATACATGGAAGAACATATATAGACCCTCAAGACGGAGATTCTATTATCGGATGTACAACTACTGACGATATCGGATCTATGGCAATAGGTGATTCTATCTATAACAACAGCACCACTGGTGATTCTGTTTTTCTATTAGCGACAAGCGATACCGGATGGGCATGTATCGACAAGATCGGTACATGGACAGACGGCGGAACAGGGCCGTAAAATAAATGATATACGTGCTGATAATCCTAGGTTCAATTCTTATACCGTTTTATGACATTATTTTCAGAGTGTTCCCGTTTGTCAATGTTATCTCTATTGACACGAGGATACAGAGGGAAATAATGGCGGTCATAATAGCGTTGTGCATAGGGTTATCAGCCGTATGTTTAGGTAAACTGAAGAAATTTGATAACAAGTTTTTACTAATATTCCTGTTGTTTCAGATATTAAGTATCCGGTTTATGCCTAACATCCAGCTTGTCGTAAACGGCGTAAATTCGTCAAATTTCTGGGTATGGCAGCCGGTGTTTTATGGGTTTTGTTTCATGATGATGATAGTGTCTATAGCAAGTCATGAATTCACGAAACACGAAGTTAATAACATCCTAACAGCTATGGTGTACGTCGCCACGTTACAGTCTGTGTACGCCATGTTACAATTTTTAGGGTTTGACCAATTTTTTATAGTGAAACCATATGAACTGATTCATCACACGAAATTTCCTAACGTCGCCGGTACTCTTGGACAACCTACAGTGCTGTCTTCTTTTGTAATAATCTCTATCCCTCTCGCGTATTACCTCAAAAGATATTTATTCCTTGCCATAATGGTACTTGCCGTATGCGTCACAAGAAGCCAAATGGCCATAGGGGCTATGGTAATCTCCATGATGATTTATTTAACGCTTCGTGACAAAAAATTCTTAATTCCTTTCGTGTTTGTTTTAATCATTGCTACTGCGCTGATACTGAGATTCCATCTTGTCGGAGAAAACGGACGGTTTACTGTCTGGAACGCTATCCTTGCTGAGATGCGAAATGGTAATTTTTCTGATGGCAAGATTGATTATTCTTTCACGGGGTACGGCTCCGGGAGCTACACATTTATGCTTGAATCATTAGGGAAGGGAGAAGGGTTCAGGCAGGTACATAATGAATATTTGGAGCTATTTTTTAATAACGGATGGTGCGGGGTATGTTTATTCCTTGCATCATTAGGGCATATGCTTACAAGAGCGTTCGCTTGTAGGGACAAAAGGGTCGTGGTCGCGTTGTTCTCAAGTTTTATGGCTATAGCTTTATGCGCTGGCGGATGTTTTGTGTGGCAACTAGGAGCACACATATTTTATACATTAATAATTATGGGGATGCTCCATAATAAAACTATACTAAAGGGAGGATCGGCATGAAAAAAATATTATTAATTATGGCAATTGGTTTAATTCTTTGCGGTAACGTATTCGCGGATAATAGATTGACAGTAATTACAGCTGTTACAAGCGATAGCGCGGCGGGTACAATCCTCGTCGGCGGGACAAATGTTGTCTACACGAAGGCTATCCATATGCCGAGTGCGGATGATCTTGATGTCTGGTACAAGGCTTCAGGAACTGGAGCGGTTAACGTTAAGATCGAACTTGAAAGAAGTTATACGTCACCTACGACGGAATACGTGATTGATCCTAATTATCTTGTATCCACGAATGACGTTATCAACGCTGCCCTTATAGACAAGAATGCAAGGTTCGGAACGGTTGACACTGTGTATATGCCGTATGTTAGATTTAAATGTACCGGGATTACTGGGAACCATGCCCTTACACGACTAACTATAAAGGTAGGTGCTAAATGAAGACGGGACATTTTCTGAAGACAGATAAAACCACATCCCAGAATCTTGCATCTGCTCCGCTAAGTTATACAACCACGTTCGCGCGCTCGTTTAAACTTGAGCAAGTGCTAGTCCATGCGAACGCTCCTATCACTGAGACGATAACTATAACGGTTGATTCTAAGCACGGGGCGAATTATGATGCTATCCTTCAAGAAGTTACACTTAACTCTGAAACAGATTTTGTTTACCGTCCACAAGGCGAAGGGAATTTTCAAGCTGGTGACGAAATAAAGGTTGAATGTACAAACGCTAATCTTACGGGTACGATTTATGTGACCATAAAAACATCTGAACTTTAAGGAGGTTTTATCGTGGATATATCAACTTTTAGGAATTTGGAATTAAGCATATCGGAGAAGAAAGAAGAGAAAGCGACGTTGGATAAATCCGTCAAAGCGTTGTCTGATGAAAAAATACAGCTTCTTGATGATATTACAAAAATTAATAGTGAGAAATCGTTTTTACAAATAAGTTTGGACAAATTATCTATCAAAATATCTGAAATGTCTGAAGAATTAAAGAATTTTAAAAGGGATCTGGCTGAAACATCTGATGAGCTGGCGAAAGAAAGGCAAGACCGTGATGCGATAAGAGATGATATAGACCTGTTCCATCTTGAATCTGAGGAATTTAAGAAGTCGAGCGCGGAAAAAAATAAACGGTTGGCTGAAGATAATAGGAAATACGAAGATGCTCTTCGTGAGGTTAGGAATAAGGATGCGAAGGCTGAAAAACTATTACAAGAACTGTCCGATGAAAAGGTTGAGCTTGAAGTAAAGGTTGAAAGTTTTAAGAAGAAAAATGTTGTCTTGGCTGGATTGACTGAAGAATTAGAAGAAAAGATAAAAGGATCGACTGAAGCAAAAGTGAAAGCTAACGAGAAAGAGCATGATTGTCGAGTGCTCGAGCAATCATTGGATAGTAGATTATTGGCGATGAAGGCAAGGGAGGATAACGCGTTAAATAAGGAAAATGAGGCAAACGAACTTCTCGTCGCTGTGAATGCTAAGAAAGATGCGCTTGCTTTAAAAGAACGAGGCATCAAGAATCTTATGGGTAATCTATCAGTAGAAGAGAATAAGTTAAAGATTCGACAGTTAAGGTTTAATCAACTCGTTAACGCCAGCAAAGTCAAAGATGAACTTGCTGAATTAGAAAAGGTATAAGCCAAGTGAAAAAGTTATTTTTATTTCTGACATTCTTGTCTATAGCTGTTATGGCTTTCGCTGATAGCGAGGTCACAATAGGCGGGAGAACCGGTGCTTCACATATCATCCGTGTAAATGGTACAAATATGCGTCAACGTCCATACCTAAGCGTGACAGGCGATACCGTGATTGGTGTTGATGCCGATGGCATGACAGTAATTACTATCGGCGGAGGGACAGGACAGTGGACGGATGATGGACTCTCGATATACCCAACGGAGCTTACGGATAGCGTAGGCATCGGCACAAGCACGCCTACGACGGAACTTGAAGTAGCGGGCACAGTCACAGCGACAGCATTCGCTGGTGACGGTTCACTTATTACCGGGATTAGCGCAAGCGACCAGTGGACGGAATCCGGGCATATCATGGACACGGTCGATGGCGCTGACGACGTAGCCATAGCGACTAACGTATTTTATGTTGACGTGTCTGCCGGCAACGTAGGGATAGGGACAAGTGCGCCAGGCAAACTGTTAGATGTTCAAGGAACGGCAAATATTGAAGGCATCCTAACCTTGGGCGGTGCGAATGATTACGCTTTTCCGGTTGCTGATGGTAACGCTGACGAGGTTCTTATCACCAACGGAGCAGGCGCCTTGTCTTTTGGTGCGCAGACAGGCTCCGGCGAATGGACTGATTCCGGGACGTTACTTTACCCGACAGAGATAAATGACCGAGTAGCTATTGGAACATCGACACCTGACCCGCTGGTAAGGTTTTCTCTCGAGGGCGGGGATATGGCCGTTGACACTAATGTCTTTTATGTCGAAACGAACTGGAACAACGTAGGCATAGGCCGGGTTGGAATAGGGACGAATACGCCAAGTCGAACACTGCAAGTAGTCGGTTCTGTTTCGATGGATGGCGGCGACATAGCGATTAATACAGTCTCGGTATTTGTGGATCATGAAAGCGGCAACGTCGGTATCGGTACATCTGCTCCGAACCAGACCTTAACCGTTGAAGGGCATGTCAATCTCGGTCATTCCCCGCATGAGTCGATTACGGTAAACGGAACTGTAAAAACGTTCGATTTGTCAGTCCACGGCAATGATATTACTGATGAGTATGCATTGTATATGGATCGGGCATCGGATACCCATTCACCTACTCAGTTAATCGTGCGGGCAAAAGGGACGCATGCCGCACCAACGGTTGTAGCCGATAATAACATCTTAGGACAATTGGGATTTGGTGGATGGGACGGCGGAGATGTTGCGTTGGGGGCGAAGATAACAGCTAAGGTTGACGGCACGCCACATGTTGGCAGTATGCCGACAGAGTTGTTATTTTGGACATCTATCGATAACTCAGAAACACCCGGATTAAGGATGCGCATTGCGCCCGACGGAGACTTGGCTGTAACGACGAATATTTTGTTTGTAGACGCATCTGCCGGCAACGTCGGCATCGGCACAAGCACGCCGTCGGCTAAGCTGGATGTAGTGGGAGATTTGACTATCGGGACAGCCCTGTTCGTAGACTTTAGCGAGAATTCTTTAGAGATTCCTAACGGATCTACGCATCAAGTAAATAACGCAGGAGAGGTTGCTGTTGATACGTCACAGCGTGAATTTGTGTGGCATGATGGAACTGTAGGGAATGCAATATCTGCCTATCACGTGCTTAAAGGATCCTGGGATTTAGCCAGCCTTTGGGATGTTGACGCAGAGCTTGAGCTTATGGAGCTTGATTCTACCAGGTACCCTAGCGGGATTGTAATCACCGGTTGGACGTTACAGGCTAATGTTGCGGATCCGACTACTGAATTTCAAGGAGACTTGAAATATTGCGATGATAACGGAGCTGGAGCATTCCCCGGAGCCAATGCAACGCTTATTGATGTTATGGATTCAACGACCGGAAATTCATCCGCGGCGGATATGTCGGCCAGCGACCTAGGAAGCGGAACTATCCCTGCAGGGAAGAGAACATATATCCTAATGGACGCTGACCCTGTAGACGCAAACACTTTATGGACTTTAAAAATAGTCTTTTATATCCCGGAGAAACCATGAGAACGATTACATTATTATTCATAGCTTTGTTGATGGCAACAAGATGCCATGCAGTTACCCTGCAATGCGCCCGTGGGGAGATAGAAGTTAATAACGGAGATATTGTTAAAGACAGAGCTAATGGCCGTATGCTCCCTCATTCTTTTTGGCACGGCACGATTGAGAACTTGCATGATGTGACTTTTGTCGGATGGAATTTTAATAGGGAAATAGCGCATACAGATGTATTCATTAATTGTTCTGGGTTGAAATTTATTGAATGCAGTTTAAAGAATGTCAATATCCCGAATGATTCTATTGTCGAGGGTGGCCTTAAACTTCATATATCAGAATATGAAGAGGAGGGCAAGCAGTACAAGAAGATTGAATGTGGTGACGGCAAAACCCGAACCTATGAAATAAACGAATCATATCTTGATGTTGTAGATGAAGATTTCCCGCTTGAATCTAAAGAGGTTAAAGACAAGATAAAGGCGAAATATCAAGATGAAGGTATTGAGTTAATAAGGCATAACAAGACTGAGGATTTAATCAAAACAGAGGATACTAAAATTGAAAAAGCTATTATCGCTGATATTAATTAGTTTCTTACTCCCGACGCTATGCTTTGGATGGAATGAATTATACGTGGATTGCAAGAATGGCAATGACGCAAACACGGGATTGTCCGAAGGCGCGGCATGGCTTACGGTTCATCAAGCGGCGCATCGTGCTGTTGCAGGAGACAGAGTAAATATCGAATATGATGGAAATGCTGATGAAGAGTGTAATATTACTACGCCAATAGTCTTTTTAACTAATGGGGCGGCAGATAACCCTATAGTATTTCAAGGGTATGCTGCTTCGGCCGGAGATGGTACAGATTGCATTATCGATGGCACAAGTACTTCTGGGCCTGTGCTTGATTTATCCAGATCTGATAATTTAATTCTAAAAGATATCGAAATAAAAGGAAGTACATCCGACGGGATTTATATTAATGCAGATAGCGATTATGGGGTTATTGAAAGTTGCTATGTGCATGATAATGCAGATAACGCTATCCAGGCAGATGGAAACTCTGCTGGTTGGAGGATCTTTGGAAATGAATTTTCAGGCGGTAATGATACGCTTGTAATAGACTCCAACGACACGTATATTTTTTATAATTACATACATGACGCTGGAGATGATTGTTTTTATTATGCCACTAATAACGGTATGGTATTCGGAAATATTTTAGATACTTGCGTTAACAGGTGCTTTTATAGTAATTATGCCTCACATACGCTTGTAGAAAATACGCTTTATAACTCTACTGGATCTTCAAATGTGTATAGTCATCAAGTAGATAGTCATGTATTGATTAATAACATCTTCGATACTGCCGCAGATCACAACGTAGACGGTGGTGTTGTCCTTATGAAGGGTTATAACAGTGTAAGCAATGATGCTAATGGAGCGTGGGGAACGGCTGCTGCTTTCGACTTAGGCGGAGAGCAAACGGCCGCTCCAGGATTTGATGGAGCCGCCGCAGGAGACTTTAACATCGATGGTACGCTTGACGATGACGGATATCCAAATAGTACATGGCCTGGGGGACTTACTACGGCGAATGAAGAAATTGGAGCTTGTAGTTATGAGGAGACTGGCGGAGGTGGGTCAACTGGCGGAGCAGGGTGGATGTATGTACATTAATAACTGCGCCATTCCAAACGGTGCTGGGTACGCTCGGCACCGGGTGCAATAATAAAGGGAATAATGAGAATAGTAATTCTTGGATTAATCTTGTTTTGCTTCACATCCGCGGGATATTGTTTTTATAGGTTATTTAAGGCCTGTTTTTACAATGATTACTAAAGGATTGCCCCCCATGAACTATAGCATGGTTAAATGTCAAGTAGATCGCGTAGGCATAGGTGTCGAGAACTGCGAGGAGTATATTTCTAAAAGTCATTACGGAAAACGCTTTGCGCATGATGGCGGGTATTGTTTGTGTGATGCGCATCAGGAAATGCTTATGAATGCCTTCGGGCGGAAGTTAGGAGGTGAAAATGTCACTCTACCGACGGAAAGCAGACGCAGGAAAAACTAATGTAATCCTGATTGAAGCAACGCTATTGTCTCAAGCTCAGCCGATACTCACGCATCACGGTATAGTTCAAGCGGACGTGGACGAGTACATAATCTTAGAGAACAAAACATTCTTCAAGTCAGGCATAGGGATTAGGCAAGTGCTTAATAATGATTTCGCAGGTCACGATCCTAACGTTTATCGAAAAAGCTCAAAAAGTCTATTCGAGGAAATCTACGAAAAGGAGTAGCTTGAAAGAAAAAGACGGATTGTTTATTCCAGCGGCTGAGGTTCTTAACGGGTGGCATTATTTCTTTTCAATCGCTGTTTTGGTAATAATGACCGTGATAGGTTTTCTTTGGGCTACCTTAGACAAGAACCGTGTCGCAACCGCCGCAGATAGCAGAAACATCCGGATTGAGTTTGCCTTATCTGATAAAGAGATTCGGAAAGACTTAGCCTTATCTGTCGAGCATTTTACCATGGAGCAAAAGAAAATGGCCGAAGATATCTCCGGCATCAACATAAATTTATCTAAGTTGACAGGATTTCTGGAAGGCAAGGACGTGCTTCCGGGGAGGACGAGATGAATGTTCTACTTATAATTATCATTATACTGATGTTAATGTTCTGCGTGGCGGAGCATATACTATCTGATTCGTTTGACAGGAGGGATTAATGAGAGCTAACTGCGATGGGTCTGGTAATTTTGTCGTCGGAACCGACAATATGGTGGAAACGATAGAAGCTACTCGATCATATTTGGATTATATCCGAGAACATTATAATAATGTTCAAAAGGCCTGGGTTATAATTCAAGATAGATGCAAGGATAAAGGGTTTGCTTTTTTGTACGATGATTACAGATTCTTCTCACTAGACCAGATGATTAAAAAGCATGATGAGTCTAAATTAAGCAAAGAAGAGTTTGTTCCTTATCGTATGAAATTTTTTCCGACGAAGTATGATATTTCTTATGTCGAAGATGTGGAAAAAGAATTTAATCAAGCGTGGGAACATCACAAAAAACACAATGATCATCATTGGGAAAATTGGGTTAATATAGAACATCCATACAGCGAAGTATTTGTAGTACATAATATTTGTGACTGGATGGCCATGGGGATGAAGTTTAATGACACGGCCAAGGAATATTACGAGAAGAACAAAGATAAAATATTGGTACCAACCTGGGCTGACGATTTTATATGTAGCATATTCAAATGTATTTAGTGAGGAGGACGAGATGAGAACTATTATTTTGTTGGCGTTAGCATTATGCTTATCGGGGTGTACTTACATCGCAGAAACGACTATGACAGGAGACGAGATAAGTGTGCTGAAGAAGTCCGGGGATGTAGTTTTAACCAGGAAAACATATATCAGCTTTTTAGCTGTGAAACCTAAACAATGAAAGGAATCGTGAATAATGGATGAAGCAATGTGCGGATCAAATGAAACAGGAACACTAGAAGAACAGCCCATAAACATCGGGGTCAAATTAATCAGAGCTATCCCGATGGGATTGACTACTTTTAATAAACGTTACAACAATATTGTGCCATCCACACCGGGAGAAGCGGGATATAGGGTTACATATCCTGATGGGTATATTTCATGGGCACCGAAGAAAGTATTTGAAGAGGCTTACCGGAGATTGACAGACAAGGAAAGAATTTTTATCTAATGAAAGTACGAAAAGCATACTATAAAGCGCAATACGGCAATCTAACTGACATGGCAATCTCTGGATGGACAGGCCTATTCAATCCCGGAACGCCTGCGGTGAGTCATGTGGAGATAGGGTTCCCAGTTAATGGGGGGTGGACGTACTTCTCTAGTTCTATCCGAGATGGTGGAACCCGCTGGAAAACAGAAGCGGAGTTGATGAAGCATCCGGAACGGTGGATTATTTTAGAAAGGGACTGGTCAGAGGCTGAAATAGACATGAAGTGTGTTAGGGCGCAGAGTATTTCACACCTACCGTATGATAAACTAGGGATAGCAGGATTCGTCACGCTCTTTGGACAGCTTAACGATAGAGATAAATGGTACTGTTCCGAGGCGTGCTTTTTCGTAGACTGGGGCGTGTGGAGAAAGCGTGTATCTCCTCGAAGAGAATACGCGTATTCTTTAAAGAGAGGGTACCAAAAGGGGGTCTTGATGTGAATAGAGAAGAGATAAGAGCTAGATTCAGGGAAGAGAACCCAGAAATTACTGATAGAGTAATAACTGATCCGGTGCTTTATTCTTGGTGTATTGTAGGTGATCAGGAAATATGTGCTAGGGCGCGGCTTATTGTATCCGATGACTCTTTTGATGCCGTGGAGGATGAAGACTCGTATAATTTGACTTCTGAACTTGATAAATTTTTTGACATAGATGAAATCCCTGGAGGCGGCGTTGCGTATGTGGACACAAGCGATAAAGAAAAAAGGATTTATCCTAAATCTATCGCAGAACTTGATGATATGTCAAGAAGTTGGAGGACTGCAAACTCAGGAACCCCAAAATATTATTATAGACGCGGAAGATTCCTTAAAACATCTCCTGCTCCAGACGATACTATTTCGAGTTTCCATGTTTATTTTGTGGCTATATCCGATCCGTTTGATGATGACAATAAAACTCCATACAACCAATTAACGCATTTAGAGCCATTTCATTACGGTGTTGTAAAGTACCTAACATGGCGTGCGAAGTCTAAGATTGGGAAAAGGGAGGACGCTGCTACTGCTATGGCTGAATACATGGACTATATTAAATGGATCAAAAAAGAAGTCGGTGGCGGGAAAAATTCTGCCATCTATCTAAGGCCAACAAGATGAGAAAATTAGTTATATCAATAATTCTATTAGTTTTTATCTCACCTGTTGCACTCGCTCAAGAGGTGCAAAAAAACGGTATATACGTCTTTGATGATTGGTCTGCAGGGTTAGCTACGAAGGTGTCTCCTTTTAAATTGCAGAAGAATCAAAGCGATATAGCTGAAAATGTTAGGTTCGGCGATGAGCTCGGGGCATTCAGTAAACGTGACGTTATCGTGTCTTATGGCACGGCTGACGCTACTGAGCCGATACTAGGAATGCATAGGCTTTATAAAAGTGATGGCACGAAGACGTTACTTGTAAATTATTCTGATAAAATTGCGAAAGGCGATGATGCTACAGGAATCCTCACTGACATTTTTACGTCAAGCACATCCGACCGTAGGGCGAAATGGTTGACATGGCACGATATGGCGATAGGTACAGACGGGTATAATCAGCCGGTCAAATATGATGGCTCCTCCGACAGTGCAACGAACCTCGGGTCATGCCTGGCTACTGATGCGGGAAGCGGTGCGGGGCCGGACGGTGTGTATGCTTACAAAGTCACTTGCTATACGGCTACATATGAGTTATCGCTTGATACACCATCAAACACAATAACTGTTGTCGATAACGATATCGACCTTTCCATGATCCCCATATGTCCAGATACGTTTCTGGGCGAAGATGTAACCGGTAGAAAGATATATCGTACAGGGACAGGTGATAGCACATACAAGAAACTTAGCAATGGAACGATAGCAAATAATACCGCAGTCACGTTGACCGATTCAGATGCGGACGGGGCCCGGACTGATGCCCTTTCCCCCACGTCTACGGCTGCTGTGCCGAAAGGGAAATTGTCGCTTATACATAAAAATAGGATGTGGATAGCGAATAATCCTGATAACCCCTCACGGATTTATTATTCTGATGAGTCAAGCCATGATTATTTTCCAGCAATTAATTATTTCGATATTCGCAAAAACGATGGTGATGAGATAACAATAGCAATGAATTTGTTAGGCAAGTTAACTGTCGGCAAGAATAACTCTATCCAGAAAATCTATACTGACGGGGACGATCCTGCGGAAGATTGGGAAATATCCGATCCTTTTAGTTTTATAGGCTGTCATGGTATGTATTCTGCCGTTAACACCCCGATAGGTATAATATATCTAGGGAATAACGGCTTGTATGTTTTCAACGGACAGTACTCACTCCTTATTTCAGACCTCGTAACGCCTGTCATAAAGGATATAAATCCGACAAACTTCCCTTCTGTGTGGGGCGAGATAGCCGACAACAAATATTACATGGCATACACATCAAATGCTACTGGGGCATCGTATAATAATAGGGCGCTTGTTTACGATATACCCTTAAAGGCGTTCTCCGTCGATACAATGAATATAAATGTGTTTAATACTTTTAAGTCTGGGTCTGACGTGGAGGCTTTATTCTCTGGTGCCTCAGATTCAGGAAATATTTACGCTCATAACGAAACTATAAAGGAAATAATTCACAAAACGCACGACGACTTCACTGGGACGTTTGACGATATGCGTTTTATCCCCGAATCAATCGGCGGTGACTCCGAGGATCCAGTGTTAGAGCTGGCATGGGACGTGACAATGGACTCTTTGACAACTGTAACCATGGATAGTCTTATCACCGAAGTTATTGATAGACCGTCTATTGGAGGATCGTATGTTTCTCAGTCTTTAAATATAAATGCGTCTAGTTTTGACAAAATATACTGGAATGAATCAATCCCGGCATCTGGTGGTGACGTAAGGCTGAGGATTCGCTCTGCTGCTACTGCTGGTGGGCTGGCAGCCGCCTCATGGTCTGGTTTCTTTTCTAATTCGTCCGGGTCAGACATAAGTAGTGAAAGTGCTTATGATTATGCTCAGTACCTTGTGACTATGGATACCACGAATATCGCGTATACTCCTACCGTGTACAAATCGAATAATTATGTCGTTAGGATGACGTACAATACGACAGGCGGGAATGCAGAAGGTTCTATCCCTTTGAGGGTAAGGTCAGGTTGGACTGATCTCGGGATCCCGGGGTATAAGAAGACATTAAGGAAAATTGATGCCTCGTATGAAAGTGACGAGACAGGTACCCTTAATATAACTTTCGAGACTATTGAGGGAGATAGCGACATTTTTGAAATAGATCTTAATGAGTATCCTTCCCGTTATGTTGCATATTTCACCTCTGGTGCGTTGACGGGGACATTGTTGAGGATAGACGTACAAGAAGACAGCCTGAACGCATTAAAAGGCAAAAGGATCGTTGTGCTATATGATGTTGAACCGATATACTAAGGTATTTTATTCCCTGATAGCATTTTTGCTTCTTACCGGGATCGTGTACTCTCAGGTAGACCCGATTGAGAGTTTCAAGGATGGTAACGTCCCTGCGTTAAACGATACGCTTAACGATATGGACAGGAAGTTTGACCGTAAGATTGATGCAAAGTACAGCGCATTCGATTCTCTTACGGATCCAGACGTAGATAAAATTTATATCTGGGATGATTCTGCGGGTATCGCAGCCTTTATTCCGGTATCTGGCCTTGAAATGTTTACGGCTAGTGGAACCTTTACGGCTGCCTCAGGAATAACTACCGTATATCTTACAGCCTGTGCTAGTGGGGGAGGGGGTGGTGGTGCTGCGGCTGGAGCGTTTGCTGGAGGTGGAGGGGAAGGCGGTGAATGTGTCGCTAATTATCCTTATACTGTCGTAGGAGAAAGTTCGTATACTATTACGATAGGAAATGCTGGTGCTGGCGGTAATTCTAGCGGTTCGGACGGTACGGCTGGAGGAGACCTTGTTTTTGATTCTTTGACGTTGCTTGGCGGAACGTTTGGAGAAGGTAGCGTTGCGGGGGGTGCTGGTGGTAATTCACACAATATAAATGGCAATGGCTCTACGGCTGGCGGAAGGTTGTCTGGTTCTGGCGCTGACGGAGTTGATGCGTCAAAGATCGGCGGGGGCGGAGGCGGAACACTTTTGGGCG